GCTTTAGAGCGATCTGGATCGGCGGAGCGATGCGCTGCTCGCGGATCGACTGGTCTTGCAGGGCCATCGGTTGGGTGTAGATGTAGAAGCCCTCAGTGAGGAACTGCCCGCGCTCCAGCTGGCCGAAGCCGTCGGCATTCCACTGGCCAGGTGCCACCAAACCATTGTTGATCGCCTCAGCACACACGTTCGAGGCCGTGTTCACAAGCTGGTTCTGGCCGGCGTCGGTCTGCGGGATCTTCGTCTTGCTCTGGTAGAGCAGGTTGTATAGCGAGGTCTGCAGTGCATCGACGAACCAGTCAAGGCCGTGAATTTCGTCGAAGTACGCTTGGCCACTCATCACGCCATACTGGATGATGGCGGTGTCGTTCATGTACTTCACGAAGACGTTGCAGCGCTTGGCCTTGAGGGTCTGCGCTTGGGTCTCGGTCAGCAACTCAGCGACAACGCCCGGCTCCTGCTTGTACATCAGCGTGATGGTCGAGCGGTTGGCATTGAAGTTCACCGAGAAGGCGCGGCCGAACATCGAGGCGACGGCGTACTTGTTGGCGCTGAACGTCACGAAGCTGCGCTTGTAGCTCAGTGCTTTCAGGCGGCTGGCCATGTCAGTCGTCCATGCGGCGTCGAGCACGCGGGTGTCAATCTCGGTGAAACCAAAGATGCGGCTGATCGAGGCACCTTCGATGAAGGCGGCCACGTCCACAGCCTGGTCGTCGGTCGGCATCGTCGAAGCCGCGAAGGTCAGACCGTACCACATGCCAGACATGTTGGCCAGCTCGGTGACGCACTCGACCGGGGTCTCAGCGGCGAAGCCGGGAACCGGAACCAGGGCGGTCGTGCTGGTCAGCTTCAGCTGGGCCGAGATGTCAGTACCAGAGCCGGTAGCCGAGGCGTAGCCGACAGTGGAGGTCACGCCAGTCGTCGAGGAAGTCACCGTGAAGCGGGAACCGTCCCAGGCGATCGTGCCGCCGGTCAAAGCCGCGTTGATGACACTGGCCACGCCATTCAGGTTGGTCTGAGCGCTGAAGTCGAGCGCCGACAGGGTCTTGGTGACGCCGTCGATGTCGATCTTGAACGAGCCAGTCGTGATCGCCGTCCAGTTGGCCATGGCCTGCTCAGCCGTGGTCAGGATGCCGCCTTGGATCAGTCCAGCAGTTGCCGTGCGCAACCAGCGACCGATCATCAGCTGCTGAGGACGGGGCGACTGGCCGAAGTACAGCGAGGCGCTCAGGTACTCAGGAGCCGAGGTACCGAAGTCCTCAGCGACCGACTCCAGATCCACGTAGGTGCGGAGGCGGTCAACACCGTTGATGACATTGGAATCACCGACGACGAGCAGCGTGCCGAAGCCACGGCGAGCCGCGGCCAACGGAGCCAGATTGACGGTGGCTCGCACCAACCGTCCGATATTCAAGCCTTGAGCCATTTTCTTTCTCCTAAAGTTATGCTGACACGTTGATGCCAGCGGTCAGCGATTCAATGTCACGGTTGGCCGTAACGGTCCCACTTGCGCCCACGAAGTGCAAGATGTCGTAGCTGCGGCGGATCTCCCGCTGGATGGTCATCGTGATGTCCGCGCGGTCGAAGAACCGGTCATTGACCAGCTCAGGTGCATGGGTGATGTCCGAGAAGCCGTTGACGCCCATGCCAGCAAGGAACAACTGCTCGCGGTTCTGAGCGATCAGCTCCAGACCATCACGCAACAGCCCTGCGTTGACAAGGCAGTTCGGCCCATAGAACGCACAGAGAAGGTCCAACTCCTCATGACGAAGCAGCGTGGCTCCACCAGCGTTGAGCTGCTCGTGGAACGCGCCTTTCTCAGGGCGCTGCGTCATGATAGCGAAGCCGCACCAATCAACGTCGATCGACGGGATGGGAGGCGGATTCTGTTGCCACATGGGGCGGACGAGGGTCGCGTTGAGCCCAGTCACTCCCACGATGACGCTCTGCAGGAAACGGCGCAGCGCCTGGCCGTCGATCGACGACGAGGTCTGCGTCAGGTAACCGCCGGTCGCGCTTGTGTTAGGCATTGACGGCCTCCAGCTTGCAGACGGCCTTGGTGAAGCCAGCGCCGTAGTTCATGAAGTCCTCAACCACCTCGAAGACCTGATACCGTTTGCCCTGCCAGACGATGATGTCAGCATAACCACCTGGGCTCTCAGCTGTCAACTGGCCCTTGTAGTAGACATCGATCAAGTCGGACAGTCGAGCGCCCTCAGGCACACGCTCCAAAGACTCCGTGTTGGCGCCTTGCACGACAGCCGTGATCGACGACGAAGTCTCGACCATGGTGTTCTCGCCGTAGGTGTTCACCGTCGACGAGCGACGGATCAGGGTCGCCGTGTTGGTGAAGTCCGGATCCGTGAGCAGCTCAGACACATCGATGAGGGCCATTATTTCTTCCTCACAACATAGGTGATGCTGTTCATCAGCTGGCCGGTGCGGATCAGCGGCTTCTCACCTTGCTTGCCTTGGCGCTTGCGAGCCGCGATCGTAGCAGGCTGCAGCGGAGCAAAACCCTCACCGGAGCGGATGCGGTTCTTGACGGCGGACTGGGCTACCAAGCCAGCGGCATTCAAGCCCTGGTCGATGGTGGCCTCGCCCGTGACAGCTTTCTTCGCGTACCCCTTGAGCACGTCAGCGCACTTCGGAGCTGCGGCCTTCATGCCAGGAACCAAGAACGGGCGGGGCGGGATGTTGTGCGCCGCGCTGCCATTCTCGTGAATGTAACCCAGGGCGGCATTGGTGATGGGACCATCCTTCCGGGCGTTGTTGTCAGCAGGAATGCCAACGAGCACGTGCTTGCCTTCCATGTTCTGAATGGCTTGCAGCACGCGCATCGAATCGTCCCTGGTGATCTTGACGCCGTTCATAGTTGGTAGCACCCATTCCCCAAGAGGCGAACCAGTTGGATGTACTGGCGCCCGTAGGTTGTTTGGTTCCAGTGACCTGCATTGGGCAGCATCACACTGGCGTTGTCGTAGCTCACATTCACAGAACCCACAGCTTTGCTGGCCACAGGACCACCGGATCCACCCGGTAGGCCGCCAGCTGCTGATGCAGCCACGTTGCCAGCTGCTAGGACGATGTTGTGGGCGGTGAACAGCTCGACAGCCTGCGTGTGCATGTTGCCGAAGCGGTCCTCGGAAATAAGTTGCTCCCCCAGGCCCGACCAGAAGGTGATGGTCGAGTCAGGGAAGCGGACACTGTCCGCGAACTCCGGAAAATCGGTGCGAAACAGTGCGATGTCCATCACTTGCCCTTCTTGCCGGTGGGCTTGGCAGCAGGAGCTTCAGCCTGAGCTTCGGCTTCCGCAGGAGCTTCAGCCTGAGCCTCAGGAGCGGCCTCAGGGACCTCTTCTGCAGCGTCGTCTTGGCGCAGCACAACAGCACTGCCTTCCTTGACCAGGGCATCAAAGAACCAGTTGTCCTTGACGTCCTCGTCGGGCACCGAGTGCTGGCCCTTGCCGTAGGTTTCTTTGCCGATTGTCACCGGGCGATTGAATTGAACTTGCATCATCTTCTCCTTGTCAGTGGAGGCCAGCTGTTAGGCCGGCCTCCGTTTCGGTTAGATGCCGTCGCGGTAAACAGCAGTCTCGGGGTAGACGAACTCCACCTCGCCGAAGGCCCAGATGTACGGGGCATTGAACTTGATGCCCAGGTAGTACGGGGTCTCGCGGCGGATCGGCACCATCGGGAAGCGCACACGCTCTTCGTCGTTGGTGTAAGCCACCATGCGATCAGCGCCGGCAGCACCGCGGCCAGTCAGCCACTTGAGCGGCTGGATGTCCAGCTTGCGGCCGTTGACGCGGAGGCTGATGCTGTTGTCTTCCAGGAAGGTCAGGATGCTGACGTTGCCGGCAGTGCTGATCTTCTGGCTGGAGATGTACGCGAACTGAGCGGGCGGCAGCAACAGCTTGTCCGGGCACACAGAGAAGCCAGAGGCTTGCCATGCGGCCGTGACCATGTCGTTGACGTCCTTCAGGATCTCGTCCGGGGTCTTGTTGACCCACAGCGGGGAGCCGCCGGTACCGTTCGGCACGGAGCCAGAAGTCACCAGGGTGCTGTTCACCAGACCTTCAGCGCCAACAGCCGAGTCACCCACGTAGATCATCTCGTCGGTGGCCATCTGGTAGATGGTGTTCAGGGCGTTGAACTTCTGGGCGTCGATCGGCTGGCCAAGCAGCTGGCTGCGCTCGAGTTCGACGGACGAGTAGGACACCTCTTGGCCGAGCAGGCGCAGAGGCAGAACCACGCGCTCGCCGTTGACCGAGACACCAGGCAGGGTGGTCGTATTCGGGCTGATCCACGGCTTGCCGGTGGCGTTCTGGGTACCGACTGCACCGATGGTGGAGCGGATGAACGAGGTTGACTCGTTGGCCATCGTGATGCCGCTGCGCAGCTTGATGTCGCGGCCCCAGGTGACCGAGAACAGAGGCTCGTACAGCTTCTTGTCGAGGTTGTCGAGTTGGTTGACGTAGTACGCCAGGGTGCTGTCAAAAGTCTTCATGTTGTCGCTCCTTATTTGATGCGGATTTCAGCGATGTTGCTGGAATCCTTGCCGTCGATTGCCCAGGTCACGCCAGTCAGCGCGACGTTGTTTGCGCCATCAGCCGTGGCTTCGAGGTCGCCAACAGCCTTGCCGCTGGCCGCAGTCACGCGCATGTACACGGCGCCGCCACGGACCGGGGTGCCGATCGTGCAGACCACGTTGACGTAACCTTCGACCACGATGCCTTGCACCGAGTCGGTGTTCGGCGTGCCGCCGGCGAAGGTCTGGGCGGTGTCGCCAGCGATCGACGGAGCGATGCGGGACAGGATACCTGCGAACACCGCAGCAGCATCGGACGCGGCGATCTTTTCGAACTTGCCGGACACGAGCTTGACAGGGGCACCGAAGGCGGTGGGAGCTTGGGCTGCATTGAGCAGACCGGGTTCAACGACGGTGTCATCCGGACGGGTCACGTCACCGGCAACACCAGAGGGAGCGCGATAGAGGAAGCTGGTCATGGTTTTCTCCTTACTGTTTGCCGTAACGAGCGGCGTTCATTTGGTTGATCTTTTCCGGCGTCATTTCACCGGCTTTCATGCCTGGCAGCGAGTCCAACGAGACACGCGTGCTGTGCAGTTGGCCGCGACGCACGGACTTGAGCATCTCAGACGCGGCGACGAAGAGCAGGTCCTTGTCAGCCGAATCGAATGCCTTACCGGCAAGCAGCGTATCGATGACCGCCTTGCCGTCTTCCGTGCCGTAGGCAGAGGTCAACGACTTGGCTTTCATGTCCTTGGATTTGGCGAGGCCCGGGGCCAGGATCTCGGCACGAGCGATGGTCTCGGCATCGAGGCTGACTTCACCTTCCTTGCCTTGATCTTCGCCCTCAGCCATTTCAAGGCCGGCCAGCTTTGCCAGGGCCTTCTCGATGGTGGCCAAACGGGCTTCGAGGGCGGTCATCTCCTCGGGCGTGTGATCGCCCTCGGGTTTCTCGCCTTCGGCACCTGCGGGCTTCTCACCTTCAGGAGGCAGTTCATCGGCCGGAGGAGTTTCGGAAGCGGGCTTCATGGCAGCCTCAATCGCGTCGAGACGCTTCATGAGAGCGGCCAGCATCGCGCCAACGTCCTGATCCTGATCCTGAGCCGGAGGGGTTTCTTCAGGCATGGCTTCATCGAGTGCCTTCCCGAATAGCCCCATGAGTTTCTCTTTCGTGGTCATGGGTTCTTTCTCCTTTTTTGGTGCGTGATCGAAAATGGCACATTCTGAACCGCACCGTCCAGAAGCCACAAGTGCTACGTGATTGCCGATGATATTTTCCTGACGTCCGCGGCCAGGGGCTTCTTCGACGTACTCAGCCTCATAGCCACAAGACACCTCGCGGAGGCGCTTGCTCTTGACTGCTGAGATGGCTTCGAAGTCAGTGATCAACAAGTCGGCCAACAACTTGTCAGCATCCTCGCCCTCACCAGGCCGAACGTTCTGCACCACTCCTACAGCAAGTGCACGCCAGTTCTCAGGCGTGACGAAGTCGTCAGGGTGGTTGATGGTGACCGGCTTGCCCTCGAACGAGGCGATGGTGGCAGGGTCGTGGATGTCTTCGACCGTGCGGGTGATGACCGTGTGGCCGTTCTTGCCAGCCGTGATCGGGGTCTCGCCCGGGGCGTAGAGCAGCTCACCAGTCCGCGTGATAGGCACGCCTTCGCAGATGAGGAAGCCTTCAGGCGTCTCGCTCAGTCGCTCGGACAGGCTGGCCACGGAGTAGAACCGCTTGGCCACATCGCGCGACTTGCCGGCCGCTTTATACGCAATGGCCGCGGCCTGTTCGGGCGAGCGGCCAGATCGAATCAGCTCAGCGATGTTCTCGCTGATGGTCTTCTCCGAAGATCCTTGCTTCAGGGGCATCAGTCTACCTCGACCCAGTTGAACCCGGCGGCGATGTTGGCCGTCTGGTTGGAATTGTTGGTGATCTTGAACGTGTACTTCGTATTCTTCTTGAGGAGCCACTCACCTTCGAGGTTGTCCGAGGACACGGTCTGCTGGGTGCCGAGGATCTTGGCCAAGATCAACTGCGTGCCATCGTTCGTGACCGTAGGTCCTGCGAACACCTGCATCGAGGGCGTGAAGGTGCCCTGGCGGTTCCGGTTCAGCGGCGTCTGCTGAGTTCCATTGGCGCTGGTCACAGCACCTTCGTAGAACTCCACAGTGACGGGGGCTGAGTCGGTCTTGACGAAGAACTCCCACAAGTGGGCTGTGATGTCACCTGTGATGCCCATGAAGTAGAAGCTCTGGCCAGAGAGGATCTGGCCGGCACCTGCGTAGGTCCACGAGATTCCGTCATGGACCGATGAGTGGGCTCGATCAATCACCTTCAGACTACCGTACGGATCCACAACATTGTGGACCTCGTCTTCCTCATTGACCATGCGCCCAGTGATGGGTGCGAGGTTGTTGAGTTTGGGTGTCGTGGTGTCCATGTGGCGGATTATATGCCCAAGGTGTGGGAAATGTACATCATTCAGGAATTATGGGTTCGGCGAAGCAGCGACAGTTCGGAAACTCGCCCGGACCGTGGTTGCCTTCACCTTCCACATAGGGCGGGTCGTCGAAGCGGAAGATCTTGCCTTCCATGACCGCATGGCTCTCGCGAACATCCCCGTCCTCAGCCGTGCGCCAGATGTAGTGAGTGGCTCCCACATATCCGGCCCGCGCCTGGGTCAAAGCCGCGTTGGCCTTGGCAATCTCAGTCCGGGCAATCAATGTGGCTCGACTCTCAGTCACCTCACCTGACTTCATGAGCTCAGCCGCCACCTCATCAGCTCGTTTGCCTCCCATCACAGCCTCTTGTGAAAGCTTTTGGGCTCTGAGACCGGCCTCGATCGGTAGGCTCTTGATCAGCTCCACCTGACGCCGCTGGATGAGCTTCATCACGTCGCCGACGGCAGTCTCCTCCATGGT